TCTTAAAGCGTTCGCAATGCTTCGCGATCAGCAGGGACGCAAGGTTTACACTATCGTAAACAACGGCAATTCCGGCACAATCGACGGCGTGCCTTTCATCATCAATTCAGCGTGCGACGCGGTAAGTGCGACAAAGACTTCCGCAACACCTTATTGCATGGCTTACGGCGCGCTTGAAAACTTCGAGTTGGCGATCTTCTCCGACATTGACGCGAGAAAGTCCGAAGACTTCAAGTTTTCAACCGGACAGATCGCATACCGCGCAAGTGCTTTCGTTGGTGGAGCGGTTGCAGCACGTAACGGCTTTATCCGCGTAAAGAGAGCGGCAAACGCATAACAGAAAGGCAAGGTTAAAGGCTTTATGACAAAAACGGAACTATTGGACGCGGCAAAGTTAAGAGTAAGAAAGAGCGCAAGCGACGGTTTAGATAATGACGTACAACGTCTTGTTGACACGGCTTTATCGGATCTTGAACGTATCGGCGTAAAATCTTCGTGGCTTTCCGCGCCCGAAGATCCGCTTATTATCGAAGCCGTTTTGTCTTACGTTAAAGCAAATTATAGCATTTCGGACGATTACGAAACACTTATCGGCGTTTATAACATGGTTTTAACGAAGATCAAGGGCGCGTCAAAGTATTTTTCGGAAATGCAGGAAGCAAGCGGCGATTAAGCAGGGGGCGGAAAGCATGAACGAAGCAGAAATCACACTTATAAGCGTAGGGGAAACGGAAGACGACGACGTCAGAACAACAATTTTTACAACCGTCGATCCGGTCGGTCGCGACGAATTTAACGCGGCGGGCGAAATGGGTATGAAAGCCGAATACAAATTTACGGTTTGGGCGGCAGAATATGACGGGCAGGAAGAATTAGAGTACGACGGCAAGCGTCTTTCTATTTACCGGACTTATGGGGCAAGGCGCGACGATAAGACCGAACTTTATACGGCGGAAAGGGTCGGCAATGGTAATTAACGTTGGTTACGATCAATTAACAGAAGAATTGCAAAAGCAATTAGAAAACTTTTCGACCGAAGTAAACAAGGGCTTAAAAGAAGTTTACAAAGATCTTGCAGAGTCCGGCGCGAAAGAACTTTCGCAGGGCAAACCATACCACAACCGAACGGGGCAATACGCAAAGAATTTCGGCGTTACACAACGCAAGAACGCTTCTTCGGTCACGGGCGCGGAGTCGTACACAATCTATAACAAAAAACGCTATCAGATAACGCATTTACTCGAACACGGGCATTTGACCCGAAGCGGGCGCAGGACGGCAGCGTTTGAACATTGGAAACCAACGCTTGAAAATATCGAAAGCAAGGTTGAAGCAGAAATCGAAAAGGTTGTGAGAAATGCGGGCGGTTGAAAGGAGATCTAAACAATGCCAACATTCGACGAAATTGTCGCGAGGGCGTCGGCGTTGGGTTATCCAATCGCCGAAAACGAATTTACGATCACGAAGCAGAACCCCGCCCCGACGTTGCCGTTTATATGCTATCAGCGCGTAGAACGGTTTACGGGAACGGATCAAGCGGTAAGGATCAAAACCACGGAAGCGGCTTTCGAGTTTTACACAGACAGAAAGCCAAGCAAAAAGGACAAAGAACGCATTGCAGAATTTGAAGCGGCGGTCTTGCCGGACGTGGACTTTGTGAAAACACAAAACTTTATTCGCGACGAAAACATGACACAAACGGCGTATGAATTTACGATCGTTGAAAAATTACGAAAGGGGTAATAATACAATGAGTGCAGCAGAAAGAATTATTTTAGGATCGGGATATTTGCACGTTGCAGCCTATTCAAAGGGCGCGATCATTCCCAATCCCGAAGACTTTTGTACGGAAGAAAACAAGTACGCGTACATTTCCGGCGGCGCGGAGTTAGAGTATTCGCCGGAGTTTTACGAAGCAAAAGACGATATGGGTAAAGTTGCAAAATCAGTTATGACCGAGGAAGAAGCAACCCTTAAAGCGGGTATTATGACTTTCACCGGAAACACACTTGATAAACTTTGCGACACCGCCCGCGTTACCACAAGGGAGAACGTAAGGGACGGCAAGACATATCGCGAAGTTAAGGTCGGCGGCGCAGGCAATCAGAAAGGCGCGAAGTATGTTATTTGCTTCCACCATATCGACGCCGTGGACGGCGATATTTACTTAATGATCGTCGGACAGAACCAAGCAGGCTTCACACTTTCATTTAAGAAAGACGAAGCAACCGTCGTTGACGCAGAGTTTCACGCGCTGCCTATGGACGGAGAGGGTACACTTATCGACTACGTCGAAGAAGTTGTCGGAGCGGTTACAACTTACACCGTTACACAGAACCTTTCACACGTCACAAGCGATTTTGCAGGAAGTGAGATTGCAGCAGGCGAAGACCTTGTCGTTACACTTGCAGCGGGCAGCGGTTACACAATGGGAAGCGTTACCGTTCTTATGGGCGGCGAAGTTGTCGCAAACGCTTTCGATAGCGATACGGGCAAAGTTACCGTTGAGAACGTAAGCGGAGCAATTAGCATTACCGCGATCGCAACGGCTTAAAACATCATAGCCCGTAAACCACATTACAAAGTACAGTAGCGGCGGTCGGGCGGTTCATCTTCCCGCCCGTCGCTAATTTCTTATAACAGAAATACGAAAGGAGTTTTGCAAAATGGCAAACGTATCATTTGACTTTAACAAGATTAAGAGATCCTTTTTTAACGTCACATTAAAGGACGATCGCAAATTACAAGTAAAAATGCCGAAGAAAAAGACTTTTGAGAAGTTGCAGGCATTACAGAACACAGACGAAAACGAAATCGAGATTGACGACATTATGGACACATTCGGCGCGCTTTGTGCCGAAACTTTATCGAATAACCTTAACAACGAGGAAGTAACGGTCGCTTACATGATCGAGAATTACGACATTGAGGAAATGACCGAGTTTATAAAAATGTTTTACGCGTTCGTGGGTGGAGTTGCCGACGACCCAAACTAAAGTTGCCCTATTATGCAGGGGGCAAAAAACAAAAGTATTATTACAAGCCGGAAACCGAAAGCGAACATTTAGTTGCAGCATATACGGGCTTGAACTTCAAGCAAATAGACGAATTGGAGTTTGACGAATATTTGTTTTATGTGCGCGAAGCCTATATCTACAACTTAAATCAGACCGAGGACGGGCGCGAGTATTTAGAAAATTGTTGGAGAATGACACAAACAAAACCGGATAGATCGCAACTTCGCGAGAAATTCGGAAAGGGTGCGAAATATGGCAAATAACATTAAGGGTATCACAATAGAAATCGGGGGATCTACACAAAAGTTAGATCAAGCATTAAAGGGGGTTAATTCAACCGCGAAATCGTTACAAAACGAATTAAAGGCGGTTAATAATGCCCTTAAACTTGACCCGAAAAACGTAGAACTTACCGCAAAAAAGCAAGAGTTATTACAACAAGCGGTATCGAATACAAAAGAGAAGTTAGACACCCTTAAAACGGCGCAGGAGCAGGCGCGCGAAGCGTTCGAGCGCGGCGAAATGGGCGAAGACAAATACCGCGCGTTAGAAACCGAGATCATCAAGACCGAAACAGAATTAAAAAGCCTTGAAACGGAATTGCAGAACACGCAGAAAGACGCCGAAACGTTAGGTCAAAAGTTTGAAACGGCAGGCGGCAAGATTTCGGCAGCAGGCGACAAAATGCAGGCAGCGGGAAAAGCCCTTGCGCCTTTATCGGCAGCAGCGGCAGCCGTAGGCGCGGCGGCGGTTCATTCCGCAATGGAACTTGACGAGGGTTACGACACCGTTATTACAAAGACCGGAGCAACGGGCGAAGCGTTGGACGGGCTTAAAGATAGCGTGGACGACGTATTTACAAACCTACCAACGACGGCAGCAGACGCAGGAACGGCGGTCGGAGAAGTAAACACCCGCTTTGGAGTAACGGGGAAGACCTTAACGGATCTTTCAAAAGATTTTATCCGGTTTGCAGAAATCAACGGAACGGACTTAAACGGGGCTATTGATAGTGTCGATAGCATTATGAAAAAATTCGGCGTTGATAGCAGCGAAACAAAGAACGTTTTAGGTCTTATGACAAAAGCAGGGCAGGACACGGGCGTTTCAATGGAAACGTTAGAAACCGCCTTACAGACAAACGGCGCAACCCTTAAAGAAATGGGGTTAGGACTTACCGAAAGCGTAA